ATCTGGCCTTCTAACGTATCTGCTATCGAACTTAGTTACGATACCACCAACACTGTAGAAGAATTTACAGTTGAATTCCAAGTTCAGTACTTCACTATTGGTGAAGCGGACGATTCGGCCACTTCGGATCAAACAGCAGCAACATCCGGTGATTCAACAGGTACAATAATAGGCACGGATGTCCAAGCCGCCGACGATTAAGAACAATATAATCTCGTCATAAATAACTAGAACGGAAGTTACTAGTTACTCTATAAAATGGCGAGACTATTTGGATTCTCAATTGAAGATAACGAGAAAAACCCGCCTGGTGTAATATCTCCGGTCCCACCGAATAAAAACGATGGGCAAGAGAGTTATATCAGTAGCGGGTTTTTTGGTTCGTATGTAGATATTGAGGGCGTTTATCGTAACGAAAACGAACTTATCAGAAGATACAGGTCTATGGCTTTGTATCCAGAATGTGATAGTGCGATTGAAGACATTGTAAATGAAGCAATTGTTTCTGACACGAACGATAGTCCCGTATCAATCGAGCTATCAAACTTGAATGCCAGTGATGGTATTAAAAAGAAACTAAGAGAAGAATTTAAATATATCTTAGAACTTTTGGACTTCGATAAGAAGGCTCATGAGATCTTCCGTAACTGGTATATCGATGGAAGACTCTATTACAACAAAGTAATTGACCAGAAAAATCCTCAAGATGGTATTCAAGAACTGAGATATATTGATTCTGCAAAGATGAAGTATGTTCGTCAGGTTAAAAAAACCAGAAATGATGGATTAGCTAGAGCTGAAAGAGATAACCCATCAACATATGATTTCCCAGAACTTGAGGAGTATTTCATCTATACTCCTGGTGGAAGTAACCAGTATGGTTCTTCACCAGCTAAGGGAATTAAACTAACTAAGGATTCGGTTACATATTGTACCTCTGGATTGGTAGATAGAAACAAGGGATCAACCCTTTCATGGCTACACAAATCAATCAAACCACTCAATCAGTTGATGATGATTGAGGATAGTTTGGTGATCTATCGTCTCTCAAGAGCACCAGAAAGAAGAATCTTCTACATTGACGTTGGTAATCTGCCCAAACAAAAGGCAGAATCATACCTCCGTGATGTAATGCAACGTTATAGAAACAAACTTGTCTATGATGCTAACACTGGTGAAATCAGAGATGATAAGAAATTCATGTCAATGATGGAAGATTTTTGGCTTCCCAGACGTGAAGGTGGTCGTGGTACTGAAATTACTACACTTCCAGGTGGACAAAACCTTGGTGAAATCACTGATATTAACTACTTCCAGAAGAAATTGTACAGGGCATTAAATGTTCCTGAGACAAGACTTCAGGGAGATAGTGGTTTCTCGATGGGTCGTTCTTCTGAAATCCTCAGAGATGAAGTTAAGTTCTCCAAGTTTGTTGGAAGAATGAGAAAGAGATTCTCTGAAATGTTCAGTGATATGTTGAAGACTCAACTTATTCTGAAAAATATCATTACTCCTGAGGATTGGGAGTATATGAATGATCATATTCAATATTATTTCCTCTATGATAATCACTTTGCAGAACTAAAAGATGCGGAACTTCTAAGAGAAAGACTGACTCTGGCAGAACAAACACAACAATATGTTGGTAAATATTATTCTAATGATTATGTGAGGAGACATGTTCTTCGTCAAACTGATGAAGAAATTATTGAACAGGACAATCTTATTGAAAAAGAGATTGAATCTGGAGCAATCCCAGATCCTGCAATGGCAGCTCTAGATCCTATGGCGGGTGGTGCTCCTGCACCTGGTGGAGCTTTACCTCCAGCTGGTGGTGGAGCTCCTCTTGACCCACCAACACCAGAAGCTCCTGAAACTCCCACTGGTGGGGAGATCTAAATAAAGAAAAATTACACCTATGGACATGGATGAACTTATGGATTTGCTGGTGAAGGATGAATCACCTTCAGCAGTAAGTGATGCAATTAAAGATCAGTTGTTCTCACGAACTGCTGAAAAGATTCAAGGGATTAGACCCAACGTTGCTGCATCAATTTTTGATGATGACGTTAATCTAGATTCCGAAGAAGCACCTGAAGTTGATGGTGACATCGACTTGGATGCGGAAATTCAATAAATAACATCATACACTAGGTATATCAATGGCCAGAACATTACTAGTCGGTGCAGAGATTGCATGTCCGACGACTGCAGGAGCCGCCACTAGTTTTACTGGAGCTAGTGTGGTTCGTTTGATTAATACTAACGCCGCTGTCCAGAAAGTAACCGTATTGGAAACACAAAGTGGAGTCGGAGTCGGTTCTATGACTATTGCTCCCAATAGTGTTGAATTTTTGGAGAAGAAGTCAACTCAAGTTGTATTTGCAGCTAGTGCGGACGTGTTAGGAACTCAAGTAGGTTACACAGCTTAAAACCATGAAACTAATTAGAGAAGAAATTGAACAGGTAGAAGTTATCGTTGAAGAACGCAACGGTAAGAAAAACATGTTCATCGAAGGAATCTTCCTACAGGGAGACCTCAAGAATAGAAATGGTCGTATGTATCCAATGGAAACTCTGAGAAGAGAAGTCCAAAGATACAGTGAGAACCACATTCATGCAGGCAGAGCTCTTGGAGAACTGGGACACCCAGATGGCCCAACAGTTAATCTGGATCGCGTCAGTCACAAAATTGTTTCTCTCAAAGAGAGCGGAAACAACTTTATCGGTAAGGCCAAAATCTTATCGACTCCGATGGGTAAGATTGCAGAGTCTCTCATTAGCGAAGGAGTTAAGTTGGGCGTTTCTTCTAGAGGAATCGGATCACTCAAACAAACAAGAGAAGGTGTAAATGTTGTTGGTGATGACTTTATGTTATCAACAGCAGCTGACATCGTTTCTGATCCTTCTGCACCTGATGCTTTCGTTGAAGGCATTATGGAAGGTAAGGATTGGGTTTGGGATGGTGGCATCTTGAGAGAATCTCAAGTAGCTAAGACCTACAAGTATATCAATACACTGGTCGATCAAAAACAACTTGATGAGAAAAAGTTGGATGTCTTCAATAATTTCTTAAATAGTCTCTGATAATACAGAGATATCAATATTATAAATAAATATAGATTAAATAAATAAGGTTAATCGGAGTAAAGTTCAAATGTCTCGTGGAGATCTACAAGAAATGGAGCAATCCAAAACTGCTGTGAATGCGAACGCCAAAGCCGGTGATCCCATTCAGAAACTGGCCCCTGGAGCTGTAGCTGGACAACCAGCTGTAGAAGACCTCGGTGGACCTACCCCTGAAAACTATAAATCTGATGACGATTCAGCAAAGCTCAAAGAGCCTAAGATCGCCACCGTTAAAGATGTAGTTAATAAAGGAGCCAAGGCCGCTGATCCTATGAAGGGAATGAAAGAAGAGGAAGAAGTTTCCTCTGAAGAAGTTCTGGAAGAGGAGCCCGTCGCAACAGAAGCTACTGTCGAAGAAGAGATTGACATCGAAGAAGATGTTAACGCTCTCCTCGGTGGTGAAGATTTGTCTGAAGAGTTTAGAGAGAAGGCCAAGATGGTCTTCGAATCAGCTCTCAACTCTAAAGTTTCTGAAATCCATGAGGCACTAGAAGCCCAGTATGAAATCAAACTGGAAGAAGCTAGAGAGGGCCTGAAAGAAGCCCTTACCGATAGAGTTGATTCGTATCTTGAGTACGTCGCTGAAGAGTGGATGACCGAGAACGAATTGGCCATCGAACATGGTCTCAAGACCGAAATGACCGAGTCCTTCCTTTCTGGAATGAAGGGACTCTTTGAAGAACATTATGTAACAATCCCTGAAGACAAATATGATGTACTTGAGAGTATGGTAGAAAAACTTGATGATATGGAAACCAAGCTCAATGAGCAAATTGACAAGAACATTGGTCTGAATCAGCGTTTGTCTGAATCAGTATCTGACAATATTCTTGATCAAGTTTCTGAAGGACTTGCAGTCACTCAGAAAGAAAAGCTCGCCTCACTTGCTGAAAGTGTTGAGTTTGAAAGTGAAGAAGAATATCGTGAAAAGCTGGAGACCCTGAAGGAGTCGTACTTCTCCAAGGCCCCAA